GACGAGTCACAACACTTTGAGGTTGTTCACGATCACCCCTTCGTGCAGTCGCGTGGAGTAGATCAGTTCAAGTTCTACACGGCTACGGGTGGAAAGTATAAGGGCAGGCTGATCATTCCATTCATCAACCGAAACGGTAAGCTCTTCTACTTCCAAGGTCGAGCATTGGGCAATGAGCAGCCCAAGTATCTGAACTGTAAGAACCTCAAGAGTTCCCAGGTCCTATACCCGTTCGATTACGCCTCTCAGGAGCCCCTGTACGTCACTGAGGGCGTCTTTGATTGCCTTAGCCTACAGGCAGTAGGGTTGAATGCAACGACGACTCTAAGCTGCTTTACGAGCCGTGAGCAGATCCTTCAACTCAGCCAGTATACAGGACCACTCGTTTGTGCTTTCGATAATGACGAGGCAGGAACTAAGGGCCGTAAGAAGTTTATGGACCTTGCTCACTGGATCAGGAGGGATGACCTGTTCTCAGTTGTGCCTACCGCTCCCTATAAGGACTGGAATGAGATGCTCGTTAAGAAGGGGTCAGACTTCTTGAGAGCGGAGGCTGAGAAGATCGGTAAGCTAGATGCACTTCACTTGATGTATCTAGCGTATGATAAAGGCCATGTCATTTGATACAATGGTCTGGTTCAGAGCATTGAACTTAAGTCTTGCGACATAAGTGCCCGTCATAGAACCCAGAGTCCCGTCGAGAAGTCTTGGGTGAGTCTTGAGAGCCTCTGTATCAAACGTGAAGATCACTGTGTTTTCAGATGTAACATCCATCAAACCAGATGTTGCAGCGTAGCCAGAAACCTCAACTCTCGCATCTAAATTACGATCCTGATTCTTCTTGTAAATCTCAATCATGGGATCAGTAACCAGCGATTGCTTGAAGAGGTTTACGATGCTGCGGTCAATGTTGGCGTTCTCCAAGGTGAACTCGTTTGTAAACTTAAGATCAACCTTCGAGCCCAGGACCAGATAGTTATTTTCAAGTCTGGTTGCAACACGGAACAGGAGAGGCTCTGTCACACCGAAGAACCTATCCTCAGTGAGGGTGAACTCATTAATAATAGTGTCTAGATCAGAGCCTGTATTTCTCTTGAGAGTCCAGACATCAATGTAATCCCCTGTGGCAGACACTCTATTCGAGATGGTAGTATCTCCAGAGAGGTTAAATACGCCATAAGGAGTATCCTGCACATCATTCAAGACAACTGCATACTTACCAGTGGAGAGTTTATAGATGCCCGAAGCGTCTGAAACATTGTAGTTGCTAGCGTCGAAAGAACTAGAGTTAGTTCGAGAGTTACTATTCGAAAAGTGCATGAGCACATTTCCGCTAACATCAGACTTGATCTCACCGTCAGAGTTTATAACTGAGCTAGGAGATTGATTGTCAGAGGCAGCAAAGATAGAGACTCCGCTGATCTCATAAGGATCGGCATATTGCCCATCATTGATGAAATACAGTATGAGCGCAGTCGGACCTAACACAGTAGGTCTTTCATGCCTTGTGGTAACTTGATTATTATTGATTTTCATGCTAACTCTCCAGCTTCTTTACCTCTTCAGTGTAAAAATTAATGAAGGCCAAACGTTCCTTCTGAGTCATAATCTTTACATCTGAGTAAGATAAGCCTACCTTATTTACTAATATATACGCTTGATAAAGAAGATCCTCTGAGGATAAACTGTTAGTTAGCTCACTGAAAAAAAACTGACATCCATCGGGACCGCCATGGTTTCGCTATGAGTGCATTCAGGACACTCAAAAACGAACCTTGGATTGACTCCATACTCCCCTTTATTGATTTCAGATATAATTTTCTTGATATCCTGAATATGCATACGTTTCAGAGCCTTTGAGATAAACACTGGATCTGAATTGCCATCAATCGACACCACAAACCTATACATGTTCTTATAGACTTCCTCAGAATTGCTCAGGAATATCTCTTCACGGCTTCTTGGGAATCTAACCTCAGCTTCAACTTTAAGTTTAGGTAGTTTTATTTTTCTAGGATCCTCTAAGTCATCAGGCACCTGAGTCATGTTAAGGTGCTGGGAAAGACTCAGTGATGTCTTAATTTCTGCCGTACATGCAGGGCATGTAATGTTAAAGTCGTAACTATCTCCATATGAGACCTCTCTAACTTTCATAAGGAGAAACATCTTATCCATCGACAGCAGATCATCAACATTAATACCATCAATAGACTTTTCAAGAAGTTTGGACACTATATCTGTCTTGGCATCCTTGGCGTTTAAGATCTTTTGCTCATCTAAGAAAGTTAGAGGCTTAACATCAACCCCTTGAAATCCCGTATAAAACTTACCCTTAGATGGCAGATCTGTGATAGTGATTGTGTCGTCGGAGGACTCAGCGAATAAAGCGTTCAGAGCATCCTCTCTAGGATCTCCTGAACCTCCAACAATTTGTTTGTTCTTACTCATACTACACCTTTATTGCAATAATACTATTATAGTATATGAAGATAGTAGTAGGTAACTTAACGTCTACCTTGGAAACAGATAACCCTAAGATAATATCCGCTCTGAGAAACAAGTATGCTTTCTCAGTCCCAGGATACCAATACTCTACTGCTTACAAGAGGAAGACATGGGATGGGAAGAAAAGATACTTCGGAGCTAACGGTAAGTTTAGAACTGGTTTGCTTAGACGTATTGTAGCAGATCTCAATGAGATTGGAGCAACTGACATTGAATGGGAAAATAAGCCTGAAGAGCAAGAACCCTTTATCCCTTCAGTCGGTAACTTTGAGTATCGTGAGTATCAGAAAAAGGCTATCTATCAGTGCCTTAAGAAGCGTAGAGCTATTGTAGACAGTCCCACAGGGTCTGGTAAGACCCTTATTATGGCAGGGTGTATTGCTGCCTTACAACACGATAAGGATATTACAGCAGTTGTCTTGTTCCGAGAGAAGGGTATCCTCAACCAGACTTACGAGTTCTTCAAGAGATGTGGTATTCGTGATTTGGGATACAATTCAGGTGAAGGATTTATTGATGGAAAGATCATGCTATCCACAGTTCAAAGTATTGAGCGTATAGTGGATACACACCTACAAGCTGATTTGCTTATGGTTGACGAAGCTCATCAGTTCTGCAAGGGGGAGACCACCATAGCAGCCGTTGAGAGCTTCCCTAACGCCTCCTACAGGCTTGCATTCACTGCCACCCCTCCAAGGGAGAAGGCAAAAGATATCAACGCTAGGATGGTCCTAGAGGGCGCATTCGGCCCTGTATACACGACGCGCACAGCAGAGGATCTAATCAAGGATGGTGCTCTTGCAAAGCCTATCATTCAGGTTGTTGATAACACTCCAGTCTCATCTGTGCCTGACGACCTTTCCTACCTTGAGATATACGAAGAGTATATCGTAAACTGTGACAGGCGCAACGACAAGATCAAGACAATTGTATCAAAAGTATACCAGTCTAATCCTAAGGCTAAGATCCTCATACTTGTAAAGAACTTGCAACATGTAGAAAACTTACAACAGAGAATCGACAACTGCTACACTATTGAGGGTAAAGATGATATCGACAGTAGATATGATATCATTAACAAATTTGTAAAGGATGATAAACCTGCTACAATTGTAGGAACAAACGTCATGCAGACTGGTATCAGTATTGACGAGATCAGTCATATGATCAATGCTAGAGGATTATCTGGTGAAGTTCCGACATTGCAGGGTTTAGGTCGAGGTATTCGTAAAGCGAAGGGAAAAGACGAGATGTATTTCTACGACTTCTACGACCGTATGCCATACCTTGAGAATCACTCCAAGCAAAGAATACACCACTACGAAACATTAAAGTTTGAGGTTCACAATGTCAGATTCTGAGATACTAACTAAAGAAGCACAAGTTGATACAATCAACAAGATTACAAAAGATCAGCAAAACATGATTGATGCCTGCGTAGATACGCTCAAGGCAATCAAGGACGGTGACAAGATTTCAGAGGCTACGTTACGTAATCTGAACAGCGTCATGAGAGAGTTAGATTCCCTGCGTGAGTTATTCTATACTCGACTGTTCAATTCTCTTAAGCGTGGTGATATGCTTTTAGGTTAAGAGAGTCTGAGTATTCTAAGGGTTGTACCATCCGTAAGTAAGTTTACAGAAGAATTGGGGGTTACCTTAACCGCTATCAGGCTCCCAGCACCAGCACTTATTATGCTAGTGATATGGGCTGTACTTTTGGACGTAGATCCATAACTATAAGAAACAGATTCAGATATATCAGTAAATCCAGACTCACCAGTATCATAAGCTAAGAGACAGTTTGTTGTGTAGGCTCCGGTCCCTGATGTCGTTACCGCACAATCAATTTGATAATCTCCAGCAGTATTAAAAGTTACACCACTAGAATTCAGCTCTGCACCAATTGTAATATCCGAGTTTGCTTGATCAACTGCATTGGTTGAAGTAACAGACCATCTAGGGTAGCTACTATTTTCACCGGCTATTGTAACGCTATTAGTGTTGTAAGCTAATATACGACTAGGGTTTACAAAACTAATTCCAGCATTTGTTAATACTTGATTTATTGATTGGATTCCTGGGCGTGCAGGGCTTCCTTCGAAATACACCATCGAACCAGATGCACCTGAAAGACTTGAAACAGCCGATGCACCATTTGTGATAACCACGGAGTTAGCATCAACGTTTGCAAACTTAGCACTAGCAGATGTTATTGTGGTAGCACCAAGTGTTAAGGTATTGGGTATATCGTTCGCTCTTCCAACACCCGTAACTTTTATTTTAGCTCCTGGTGTCGCTTTTAACAGAACTCCTACGTTCTGAATAAGGTGACTTGATTCCGTTGGTTTGATCGCTGTTAAACTTCCAGAGGTAGTAGGAGAAACATATAAAACGTCTCCAACATTAGGAGATCCATCAATAGTCAGTGAATTGTCAACATCTGCTGTTCCAAAAGTTACTGCAAGTCCGGTCTCATCTGTAAGTATGTTGGAGTAAACAACACCTATAGAAGGCATTGTGTTTGGAGAATCTGCTCTGGCTAAACTAACTTCAGCTTGATCTCCTTGAAAATTAAAAATATGAACAACTTGACCTGCTTTAAGTTCTGACCCTGATCGGTTTTTTACCCTAATATACTGCTCATCTTCATATGCGTTTACCCAATTAGTTCCATTCCATTGAAGGTGCTGTGGTAACAAACCATCACCCTCACCTGTGTCCCCTCCTAATTTGTCAAATGATATACCACTAAGGCTGCTGAGATAAAGATCGACAGTCGGGCCTGTATCGCCATTAACACTGGTTACACCACCTCCACCTCCACCACCTGTTGGAATTGTGGATGGACACCATTCAGAACCGCTCCAAACTAGAGCTTGACCTGTCCCTGGCTCATCGACACATACATCCCCTACATCGCTGAGGTTAAGCTGAAACTCAATCAGACCCTCTGCATTGTTAGTAGTGTCGTTATATCTAAGCGCAAGAGGTATTTTGTTGTAACCCATTTACGCCTCCTTACGTCTTGTATTGCTCAGGATCTTCCTCTTCCTCATCTTCGTCTTCTTCTTCTTCTTCTTCTTCGTCTTCAAAGTCTCCTTCAAGCTCTTCCTCACCCTCTTCTTCATCAGGCTTAATGTCAGCTAACAAATCTTCGAGTTTAGAGAGAAGAGAAGTTAAGTCATCTTGCTCCATTTCTTCAGGCTCTTCTTCGCCTTCATCTTCCATGGGCTCCTCTTCACCCTCAGGCTCTTCCTCAGGCATTTCTTCGCCACCTTCAGCAGCAGCCTCTTCATCAGCGACTTCACCCTTCACTTCTTCAGCGGCTTGCTCGGCGTCCATATTAGGCTCTCCCATACCAGCTTCTTGATCGCTGTCCATATCATCAGGACTACCTAAAGGCTCCTCAGGACCTTCTTCATCGCCTTCCATACCTTCCATATCCTGACCATGATCTTGGACTTGATCGGCAGCAGTTTCAACAGCAGGGACAAGCATCTTTAACACATCGCCGATCTTACCGAGATCATCAGCAACCTTTGTAAAGTCCATGTAATCCATAAGGTTAGCTTCATTCAGCGTATCGCCATGACCCGCATCTTGGAAAAGCTCCTCAAGGAAAACAGCGAGATCAATCGACTCAGCGCCATTCTTTGTTTGCAGTGTGTTAACAAACTCCATTAACGTCTTCTCAATGATCGAACCCGTAGGAGCGTGCTTCGCAATCTGAGCGAGGATTTCACCTTCAGTCATAGCCAGTGTTCTGAAAGTCGGAACCTCATCAAGCTTACGAACGTCGATGCCATACTTCTCATTCAGGACATCCAGAACGTATTGCTTGATCGGCTTCTTCATCTCGTAGATCTTACCAGCAAACTTGTTAAGATCCTTTTGCGAAGTCTTGATCTCGTTCATCGACAACGAGTTGTGTAACAGATTGGTGATCTGCTTCTTAGTCGCCAAAGCGAGGTAAGGAGCGTCCGAGATTGTTTGAGCAACTTGGTGACGAACCGAATCGATATCACTCTCAAAGATCATCGAAGCGAGATCTTGAACGCTGTTGCTGTCAATCCAGATGTTATCGAAGTTTTGCTTGGCTTCGAGCAGTTCTTTCTGGATAAGCTCTTTTCTGCAAAGGTGCTCGTAAAGGTTGGTCTTACCAATAAACTTAACTTCGATCTCCTTCGCCTCTTGAATCTGATCGACTGTTCTCTTAGGCAGATCAAAACTAGTCGAAACAAGGTTGACAAGCTTCATACCAGTCTTCATACCAGTCGATTGCAGCATCTCCTCATTTTCCTTAAGGAATGTCACTAACTGATCTCTGATCTCATTGACACGTTGGAACTCCTTCGAGGAGGTGATCTTAGTAGCCTCACCAAATCTTTGAGTCTTCTCTTCGAGTCTGTTCTTGATTCTTTCGTAGGTGAGCTTAGTCTCATACATCGAAAGGATCTTATCAAACGAACCCTCAGCCGACTGGTAATCGTCTTCCATCAGGTTTGAGAGGACATTCAACACCTTCTTATCGGTAGCTTCCTCAAACGCTTTCTTGTTGTTGAGAATATCAGCATCCTCCACCACAATCTTAGTCAGCTTTAAAGTCGGCTTGAAAGCATACTTACCACTAATCACCGAACCATTCTCGGTCAGGTAGGTTGCAACACCATCCTCAACAGAGAACAGTTCAACATTCTCTCTCAGAGTACGAGCTAAGTAATCACCAATCTTGATCAGGTTACTAAACTCTTTTCCACGATTTTCAATCAGATTCGTTAACATAATAAATATACTTGTTCCAAAATTATTTAGCCCCGTCTTTCGGGGTTATTTTATTAAAATGCTGTTTCTCACTCATCTCTTCAAGCAGTTTGATCAATTCATCATCACAACCAGACTCTATGGCAAGAGATTTCATAAAGTTGTAATCTAAAGATTCAGCGGCTGGTGGTGGTTGTCCTTCGGTAGGAGGGATATTTTCGGCTGATTCCATAGGAGCGCCAGGAGGAGCACCCATTGGAGCGCCACCAGGGGGAGGCATACCTCCCATTTGAGCACCAAACACAGGATCCTTCTGATCTGCTTCGAGACCCTTCTTGGCTTCTTCAATCTCACTATCAGACATCTGATAGTAATCCTTGTAGATCTTCTCCATTGGGAAGATCATAAGACCCTTAACAGCCTGAACCACACGAGCCTTCTGTTCATCAGTATCAAGCATTCGCTTGAGAGCCATGTCGGAAGGAGCAGGAAGTTTAATCTTAAGTTTAGAGATAAGTGTGGTTGGGAAACCCTTAAGCATTAGGTGTCTCTTTGCAATTGTCTCTAAACCAAGCTCAATCGACTTTTGGATTCTAGTAATGACGCGAGCGAACTTAACATCAAGCTGCGACAGGTTAGCTTTACGCTCAGGTGATTGATCTTTCTCAACGATGTAATCCTTCGGAATCTTAAGTGCAGCAAGCAACTTATCTCTAAAGT